TTTTCAGCATCTGTATCTTTTTGGTTTAATGAAAATTTTTCAACTTTTGCTAAAGCTAAAATAGTATCATCTAAATTGAACACTTTTAATCCCGATAAATCCAAATCTCCCAAGATAGAACCCTTACCAGCACCAGGGGCGCCAGCAAGGATTATAGCTTTTGGGTTACCTTGAACTTCCTTTAAAAGTCGTGTCAGTGAAATCATCAATGTGTTTTAGTATAAATATCACAACTTTCGTTTCACTTGCGTTTTAAATTGGGTAAAAATAGGTTTATGGGTTGGGTTTTCTAGATCAAACAATTTTTTAACTGTTTTAAAAATATCAAGGTTTTCTTCTTGGGTACGTTTTGATTCGTACATTTCCCATCCTTTACCTTGCATTTTACCACTTGCACCCTTACGTTTGTTAGATTTTAACCAAAGGATACCATAGCGGTTTGCTTCTTTACCATAACATTCTTTATACATTTGACCATAAACTGCTGCCTGTAAATCGTAGGTTGTCTGTAGATTATTAGATGTTTTAAAATCGATAATCCAAAGTTCACCATCAATCTCACAAACCATATCACAAGTACCCGCTACTTTAAGTTCATCTGAAAATAGGTGTACTTCAGTTTCGATTAGGGTAGGATTATATTCTTCCCACCATTCTACAAAACGTAAGAACATTTGCCAAACATCAGGATGATACATTGGGCGACCATGAGGACCTAAGAAGTTTAATTCTTCCCCGTTTAGATATGCTTCAATCATTTCATGAACTTGCGTACCTTCTTCCCCTGCTTTTTTAACAATATATTCAGCAGAATAACCTACTTTTTTTAGCCAGTCTTCAAAATACTTACCTTTAGGATAAGTTCCTAAAACATAAGTTACTGAGGGGTAATATGCTCCATTTCGTCTATAATAGCGCGAATCGGGCATTGTAATTTGCTTGGCATCTTCTGAGATTTCCAAGATTCGGTCGTAAGACTTTTTTATGTTTCTCTTACTCATAATAATTGTAGCTTCCTTTCCATCAATCCATATTGATCGAGAGGAAACGTTGTTTGAATTAACTTAGTGAAATTTTCAAATCCCATTTCACTCGGGTCTTTCCCTTCAAGATCTACTAAGTAAACCTCTTTTCCTTCATTCATAAAATATTCCGCGAATTTAAGTGCCTGTTTCATGGCATCCAAGTCTAAGGCAATATAAATTTTTTCTACAGCAGAAGTAACAATTTTTTTCATTAGATTTTGTTGTATATTCTTGCCTAGTAACGGTATAGCATTTCTTTTAATGGCTATGGCGTCAAATGGTCCTTCGCACAATATAAGCGGTATACTCCAGTTTATAAACAATTCAAATGGTACAATGTCGCGTGATGTTTCTGGGTTGCGGTACTTAACAAATGGTTCTTTTTCAAATGAACGACCTGTGAAATAATTTAATTTTCCTGTTTCATCATATGAGGGAATAATAACCATTTTAGCATATCTACCGGATTCACAATAACCAATATTATACTTTTCAATATCGTCTTTTGTAATACCCCTAGATTTAAGGTAAGCAAAAGCATGTCGAGCAATAATATCTTTATTATTTTTAAATGTTTTAAATTCTTCTGGGAGTTTAAGTTCTGTGGTATTAGTTACTTGTTTGTATTCAACTTCTGAACCTATAAGTTTAGTTAACTCTTCAAATTTTTCAGATGATGCTCCTACTTTTTTAAAGATTTGGGAGATTCTACTACCTTTTTTATCACAAGCCCAACAATGCCAAGGATTATATCCTTTTTTATGCTGGGTGAAATTAACTTCTAGTTTAGGTTTATGGTGATTACAGTAAGGACAGTGATAAGCTTTATTGCCTCTCGCTGTTCTTTTTCCGGCACCCAAGACAGAATCAACTAAGTTAACAAGTAGTTCATTTACCATAAGTGGCAATATACGAAACTATTTTCAGACATCAAAGTCTTTGGTGAAGAACTTTCCAAGAATGTTATCATTAAAGAATTCATCTGGTTTTTCTAAAACTTGGTATACCATTTGGTATTTAACCTCATAATAAGTTAGTAACTTTTTTGTTGGGGCACAAACTAGAATTTGACGTTCAAAATTTTCTTTAGGTTCAGTCTCATACAATTCTTTAAGATATTTGTTTGAACCCCAATATGTTTTCCAATTTGATTCCTTAACTGCAAGTCTGTAAGATGGTCTTCTACCTACTACACCTTCATATTCAGCTAATTCTTTTTTAGTTAATTTTACTTTAGTTGTATTTTGTAAAATCTTTTTTCCAATGTAAGCTTTGCCAGTTGGCATGTGAACTATTCTATAAACAAAGCCATATGTTTCATCAGGAAAGTCAGAGACTCCCGTCATTTCTTCATTTTTGTAAATCCAGTTCATGGTTGTTTTTTTAAGTATCGAAATTGATTACTATCGTAGTATCTGTATATTGAGAAATAGGGACAGGATTTGATAATTTTCCTACAGCTAGTAATTGATTAGTATTACTATATAAACCTACAGTTGTAACATAAGGTGTAAAAAATGATCCTGTTACATAATCATAATACACATCATCTAAACTCCCAGATAATAAGGTTTTATTTTGTGAATATTGAAATTCGTTTTCGTTAATAGTACATTTGTACTGGTGTTCATAGATTCTTATTGAAGAAGAAAAATTTAATTTTAAGTTATCTAAATTTAATAAACTTATGGCCATTTCTCCTCCTAAAGCAGCCATTGAACCTGTTGTAAATACTGCTATACCATGAGAGTAGAATATTTGACCTACTACATCACCAATAGCACCACCCTCGGCATCACCATAAGCTGTTAAACCATAAGCACCCGCCCCATATCCTGTAGATCCTGTAATAGAGTTAATAATTAAGTTTCCATCCCCATCATCTACAATATGAAATCCTAAACCCCCAGAAGAAGTATAAGTTGTAGAGAATGTAAAAGGAACAATATTTTCTCCAAATAATTTCGCGGGGATAGAAATTACAGATAAATCTCCAAGTGATCCCGAACCTGTAGGGAAGAATCTGGATTGGGTTAAAGTAGATTGTAAATAATTATCAAATCTAGGAGCATTAACAGGACCCACATATCTGTCATCTTCTCTAGTTACACCGGGTACTACACTTTGGGTTACTCCAAAATCACCTTTACTTGAACTAAGATAATTAGTATAATATAATTGTTTTACACTATTATAAATCCCGGTAGTATTTTGAATATAAACAAACCCTGTGGGAGTAGCGGATGAAGAAATAAATAAGCTTGATGTTGGGTTTTCACCATAGTAAACCTCAATCCCAACATCAGATGCAGTCATTTCCGTCCCAGTAAAGAAAAATCCTTTTTGGGCGTCAAATGGAGTTATAGTAACATCCTTCGTTGTAAATTGTTTGAATGCGCTCATTCATTTTAGAAATCTAGTTTCACCCTAACAAGTAATTCTTTAGTAAAGTCCTTTTGTAGAGGGCGTGATAATTTAGCTACGGCTAACAATTCACTGTTATCGTTATATAAACCTACAGTTGTAATATAAGTTTTAGGATCATCAATAAATGAGTTAAATAATACTTCACCAGTTGAACCCGAAATAAATGCTGGGTTTTCTGAGTAGTTAAATTCTGAGTTTCTTGCTCTTACGAAAACAAAATCTGATGATAAAGTTTCTTTTGAATTTAATGTAAATCCAAAACTACTATCTCCAGCAGCATTAAAACCATCAATAATTTTTCCTTGATTAAACGAGGCAGAATCAAATGAGCGAGTTGTATTTAATGTAACACCACCTGCAGAAGCATAAGCACCATCTAAAGCTTCACCACTTAATAAAATTAAACCTACATCTGGTAAGAACCAACCATAAGATCCTGAGTTAGCAGTCCAACCATTAGTGTTATTACCCGTATAAATTGTACCAGCAGAACCAGATACTAAATTATATCTTCTACCAGCATCTGTAAATACTGCGGCATTTCCTAAATTACTATCATCTGTAAGTACTTGTCTACCACCTGAACCTGAAATGTAGAGAGTCATTGTACCTGGGAGTAAAGATTCTTTGTAACGTGCTCTTTCTACATTAATAACATAAAAATATGATGATGATTGATTACCAAACACAAAACTTGCATTTTCATCACCTAAAATTAAAGTACGGTACTGACCATAGTTTGTTCTTGTTGGTGAAGAACCAGTTACTAAAGCGTTATAGAAGGTACTACCACTACCTTGGGCATCACAATAAGCAACACTAAATTGAACAGCAGCTGTATCATCTGAAGAAGCTGTTTGGTAAACGTCGTAATAGTACTCAGCATTACTACTAACTACCTGAACAGAAGAGGTATAAAAAGCTGTTAGTGTAGGGTTATTGTTACTCCACACTGTAGCTGTAACAGCATCGTTACTTATTACTAAATCTTCTGGATCGAATCTTTTAAATCCCATGTTTATATCTTTTTATTATGTAGTCGTTTTATTAACAATAACAGGTACTTGAATTCTTGCTCCACTATCTCTACCAATTACGTTTAATGTAGCATAAAGAGCAGTTTGTGAACCAAACAATGTATTAACACCAGTTGCTCTAAGTGACAATGTAGTTCCAATTACTGTTCTTGATACATTAGTACCATTGGTTGTAACAGAATTTGCTGAAGTGGTAGGATCTGGAATTAGTTTTCCACTTTCTGTTCTTCTAAATCCTGGAGGAACGTCTCCACCATTTAACGATGCTACACTATCAGTATTAATACCTGTTGCAGTAAATGAACTCATTAATCTAACATCCGAAATAGTAAACACATAACCCGAAGGTTCTGATGTTCTATTATTATCTAAATAGTTTAGAGTTTGGGGAGTAATTTGTGTAGCGGCTGTTTGTTTAAGTACTACACTTTCTAAACCAAGTGAAATAATTGGCATTTTAGCTGTACCACGGGGTAAAGTAGCCAATTTATATTTCATAATTTGTGTTTCATCAGGGAATGCTTCTAATAAAGGCATATTTTCGATTGCCTCACCATAGTATGCAGAACCTGAAGGATGGTTTGGATTATACATTGTATAATCGATTTCGTCATCGCTTAATGCAAATTGAGTAATTCTGAAAGTACCATCACCTTTGGCTAAAAGCTCTCTCCCCTTTTTAGTAAGGATGGCATCAATTGTTACTACTTGATTATTTAAATATCCCATGTTAGATGTATTTTATTTATAAATATACGTTTTTTTAGTTTCTATCCAAACTTAGTTATAAGACTGATTGTGAAGGATCAACATCTAGTGAATCTAAGAATTGATTTTTTTCTGTTAATTGGTTAATTACGGTTTGAACATTTCTCTTTTGTGTTGGAGATAAATCATCTGGTATTAAATATCCTTGACCGGATAATGTTTTAAATCCTAATGATCCTGAAGGTGAGGATTGATATACGATTACTCTATCATCTGCTTCTGTTCTTCTTCTAATAGTAAATTGATTAATTTTACCTTCTGGGATTTCAAATGTAGAAGGATCCGGAGTTACTCTTAATATGTTGTATACTGAGTTTTTAGTAACAGCATGGTTTATTGAAGTTCCTGGGTAATAGGTTATCGCCCATCCAGTTCCCATAGAACCTGAATCTGAACCACTAGTAGTAACTTCAGTTACTTGGAAATCTTGGGTTTCATATAAAGGTCTATTTAAATCATTTGTTGAATTCCAAGTTACCCTAATCTCATCTCCTCTTTTTACTATGAATGGAATTTGGAAATCTTCATAATTAGTCATATTTGAACCTGAATAATAAGGAACCCAATAGTTTCTATTTAACTCAGGATTAATTTTCGTTAAATCTCCGACTCCTGAAGGTGGTAGTGGGATTCCGTAAGAACTTGTACCTACATAGGAAGCTGTGTCAAAATTAACAAAGGTAGACATAGAAACAGCTATATTCAGGGTATGAATTAATGCTAATCCAGGTGCTGCTTGGATTAGTGATGATGTTTCTCCCTGTTGATAAGATGAAGAAACCATATAATAGTTTCCTTCTAATTTGAGATATCCACTTCCTGTTTTTAAGTATGAACCTTCACCGGGTGGGTATGGGATTCCTGAATAACTACCTGTTGAAAATACAAACTGGCCCCATGCAACATTAGGAACAGATCCTGTATACCCATAACATATAGCCCAACTTGCAGTATCAAATGAACAAGTAAGATGAGCTTCTGTTTTTGAAGTTTCATTTCCTAAAATTAAATTATATTCTAAACCACCTTGGAAAATTCCTCTATTACCAATTTTTAAAGAAGTATAATCAATTCTGTTAAATTTACCTCTATTATAAGCAACTCCTACTTTTCTATCTTTTTCAAATGTAGAAACTACTTCAGCTAATTTATCATTTGAACCATCTAATTTTAAGGTTTTTGGTGAAAAATTGGTACCTTTAACATCATCTGTTGGAACCTCAATTAGTGAATCAATACGGAATGTATAAGTATCCCATAACTCATAATTTTCTTTTGAAGATTTAAAGTGAGCAAAGTAAATTGGACGTTTATCTATAGTAGCTGTTTTACCATAAGAAATATCACCATCCCAACTTCCAGTATCACCTGTTATGAATGATGCTGTTGTGAGTGGAGGGGTATAAAAATTATAATCTATACTCTTTAACTCACTACCTAAATATCTAGGGATAATAACCTTTCTCATCGAATAATTACTATCTGGGGTTTGGGCTTTTTCTGCTGTATTAGATAGGATTAGGTTTAAATTAGATGGAATAGCAGCTCCA